CACAGACATCACACATCAAGCACCTCCTCCAACCATAATTGGTTTGAGGTAGTGCAACCGATAGCAATATCGGTGTAAGTTTGAGGGTAGGCCAAACACGCAGGGTGGCCTACCCTCATTCTGTTTTTATACCCTGCGACCTGCGAAGGAGAGAACGGTGGGAAAGAATGCTCGTAATCGTCAAGAACACTCCGGTCGAGTTACCAGACCTAGAAGCGGAGATATTGCTCCGAAGGGGAATAGCGCACTTGCCAGAGCAAGCAGACCTTCCACTTCCGAATCGTTACGAATCCTCTGGTACTCAAACGCCCCGTTCGCCCCAACAGGGTACGGCACCCAAACAGCGCAAGTCGTCCAAAGGCTCACCAAAAACCACGAAGTAGCAATCCATGCGATGTACGGCATTGAAGGCATGGCTTCTATTTGGAATGGGATAAAGCTTTACCCAAGAGGAATGTCACCATATTCCGATGATGTGCTGGTTGCGCATTGGATGGATTGGGCTAATGGCAATCGTGAGATTCCTGCGATGTTGATGACGTTGTTTGATGTGTGGGTGTTGAAGTCACCATCATTGGATCAGGTTCCGAATATCGCTTCGTGGGTTCCTATCGATCATGCGCCTTGCCCGCCTGCTGTGATTGATTGGTGTAAGCGTCCGAATGTGAAACCGATTGCGATGTCTAAGTTTGGTTTGGAGATGTTGCAGAATGCGGGTGTTGATGCGATGTATGCGCCTCATGCGTTTGAGGATGTGTTCGTTCCTACACACAAGTTGAGTAATGGTCGTGGTGAGTTCACCGGCAGACAACTCATGGAAGTTGATGAGGACAGGTTTGTTGTGATGATGAACGCTGCGAACAAAGGTCAGAACCCTTCACGCAAATCTTTTGGTGAGAACATTCTGGCGTTCGCTATCTTTGCTCAAAACCGTCCTGATGCTTTGCTGTATCTACACACGGAACGTGATGGTGCGATGGGTGGTATCAATCTTGTGCATCTGCTGGAGGCGTGTGGTGTGAAGCCTGAGCAGTACAAGATTGTTGACCCGTATGCGTATCGGACTGGGTTCCCTCAGCAAGCGTTGGCTGCGCTGTACACCGCTTCGGATGTGCTGTTGGCTTGCTCAATGGGTGAGGGTTTCGGTATCCCTGTTATCGAGGCTCAGGCTTGCGGTACACGTGTCATCGTTTCGGACTACACCGCTCAACCTGAACTCGTTGGTGTTGGGTCAGCTGTAGCGATCCAACCGTTTTGGGATGCGCATCAGAAGTCTTGGTTCTGCACCCCACAGGTACCGTCCATCGTGGATGCCCTGATTGAGGCCTACGAGGCTCCTAGAGGCGTGTGCGATGAGGCTGTGGCCTTTGCTGACCAATACAGGGCTGACAAGGTTTTTGACGCTTACTGGAAGCCAATCATGAAAGAGTTGACCTCATGGTGCCAGTCATCATCGTCCCCGTCCTAAACAGGTATGACCTACTAGAACGCTGCCTACAATCCATCGACTATCCGGTGGAGACACTCATCGTCATTGACAATGGTGGGCAGTCCACGTTGCATGATTGGCCTTGGGTGATTGACCGTCGCCATGTCAAGAACTATCACGTCTGGTCAATGCCCACGAACCTCGGTGTCGCCCCATCATGGAACCTCGGTATCAAAGCAACCCCACACGCTGACGGTTGGATAATCCTGAACTCTGACGCATACTTTGAGCCAGGACAGTTAGAGGTTTTCTACAACGATTGCAAACCTGATTCGGTGACATTGACTGAGGCGAAGCCTGGTTGGTGTTGTGCATGGGTCGGGTCTGAGGTGGTTGCAAAGGTCGGGTTGTTCAGCGAGTGTTATGTTCCCGCCTACTTCGAGGACAACGATTTTGAGGAACGTGCAAAGCGGGTCAACATACAGTTCTGGACTTCGGATGCTGGGATAGTTCACGACAATTCTTCTACGATTAACTCTGCACCAGAACTAAACGAACGCAACGCTAAGAGCTTCGCATCAAACGCTGCGCTTCATACGATGCGATGGCAAACAGGTTTACCCGATGCCGGACATTGGGACTTAACACGACGAAGGGAACTCGGATGGGACTAAGAGAATACGACCCGATGGACGACTACGAGAATCTGCATGAAGGCGAGACCATCTATGTTCTCGGCTCAGGTGCGACACTCGACTATCTGTCACCAGGCTTCTTTGACGACAAGGTAACTATCGCAGTTAACTTCGTTGGCTCAGTATTTGGGTTGAAGGGTTACTACTGTTTCAGCCATTATCACGAAGACGCTCAACATGAGGCGAAGCGTGAGGATTGTATTGGGGCGTTCACCCCTGAGCGTGAGCATGGTACCGATGGGGTGTTCGCTGGCTGTGCTGGGAATCTGACCACGTTCGGTACTCGTACCGGTAGACCTGGGACATCGTTTGATCCACACGGTAAGGATTGGCCTGTGTTGTCAGGGCAGTTGACTATCGGGTCTTCGAGTATTCATGGGGCGATGCACTTGGCAGCGCACATGGGGGCGAAGTTCATTGTGTTGGTTGGGGCTGACTGTGGTTCGTTGGGTGGGCGTGACAGGGTTGATGGTTATGTGCCTGGTGATTCGCATTGGGCTTTGTATGAGATGCACCTTCGAGCGATGAAGCAACGGTTGTGGGATGTGTATTCGTGTCAGGTGTATTCGTTGAATCCGTTTGTGAACTATTCCCTTGAGGGTGTGCCGTATCGTGGTGCAGCGTCAATCAACTAGAATCGGAACACCATGACGATCACCAATGGCTACGCAACCAGAAACCAAGTGAAGGCAGCTCTCCGCATTGGAACGGCTGACACCCTTGATGACGACTTGATTGATAACTGTGTTGGGGCAGCGTCACGTCTGATTGATGGTTATTGCAATCGTAAGTTCTGGCAGAGTGGTACGGCATCCCGTGTGTATCAGGCTGAGGATTCGTTCTACTGTTCCATTGACGACATCGCTGGAACAGCAATCACACTCAAAACATCTTCACAGGCTGACGGAACTTTTGACGTGACATGGAAAGTATCTGACTACCAGCTTGAACCATTGAACGGAAACCTTGACGGGTTGACGTGGAGTTATGACAAGATTCGTGCTGTAGGTGATTACCTGTTCCCGACTGTCAATGCGAACTATGGTGAGCAGGCTTTGGTTCAGGTGACTGCTGTGTTCGGTTGGCCTGAAGTGCCGGAGCCTGTAACACAAGCAACAATCATTCAGGCTTCACGCATCTTCAAACGCTACGACTCTCCGCTCGGTGTGGCTGGGTTTGGTGATCTGGGTGCTATCCGTGTGTCTCGATACCTTGACCCTGATATGGCTCAGTTGGTTGAACCGTATCGTCGTATGCGGATATTTGCATGAGCTATTCAGTCACAGAGATTAAGACTGGTATCGCTAACGCTTTAGCCACGATCCCAGGGTTGAGGGCTTACGCCCAGCAACCGGACAATCTGAACGCTCCGTTTGCTTGGCCTATGTTGGATTCAATCACTTACAACGGGGCGATGCGTGGTGGGTTAGTAACCCATATCTTCGTTGTGTCTGTGGTTGTGGGCAGGTCTGCGGAGCGCACAGCTCAGACTGCTTTGGATGGGTATCTGTCTTATGAGGGTACGACTTCGGTTCGTGCAGCGTTGGAATCCGATCGTTCGTTGGGTGGGGTGGTGCAGAACTTGCTGGTCGAATCTGCCAGCAATATCTCCACGATGGATGGCAACGATGCGACCTATCTGATGGTTGACTTCCGTGTGGTGGTGTACGCTTAGTTGATACGCAATCCTGCGAGCGTGTAGAGTTTCAGTAGTAAATCTTCGAGTGCCGTGAGGCAGGAGTATCAAATATGGCAAAGCAAGTTCTCACAAACGTAGCGGTCACCTTCGGCACAGCGAACACGGACATCACCTCTTATGTTGCTTCAGTAACGCTCAACCTGTCAAAGGCTGAAGTTGCTACAACTTCATTCGGTTCATCCGGTGCGGTTACACGCATCGCAGGCCTTGCAGACAACTCGATCACTCTTGAGTTGCATCAGGATTACCCAACGATTGAGAAGTTGTTCTACGACGCTTGGAACGCTGGTACTGCTGTACCTGTGACAGTTAAGCCAAACGGAACTGGTGCTGCTTCTTCAAGCAATCCACAGTACGCATTCAATGTGCTTCCTTTGACTTGGACTCCTGTTGCTGGTGCTGTTGGCGATCTTGCTACCGCATCGGTCACCTATCCAATTGATGGTGCTGTAACTAAGACCGGTACTGGCGCATAATCTTTTCTCACTAAACCTTAACCCTGCGGAGGAAAAATGAAAATAGCGTTAGAAGTAACGTCGTCATTGGATCAATCAAAGCGCACAATTATTGCTGCGTTCCCAGACTTCATCGCCTTTGAACAGAAGTTCAGTAAGAGCGTTGCCAAGTTTGAAGCCGAACTAACTCTCACCGATTTAGGTTTTTTGGCTTGGCATTCTGAACATCGCACGAAGCGCACAGGTTTAGATTTTGATTCATGGATTAACGAGATTGAAGCATTGGAGTTGGGTAACCAAGCTGACGCTGTGATCGTCCCTTTGGAGATCAGTCAGCCCATTGGATGATTGCGTATCTGTCTGTTGAGACAGGTATCGCTCCTTCGGTGTTGCTGGCAGAAGATCCTCGAATGTTGTTCACGATGTTTGCTTATTTGCGTTGGAGAGCAATTCATCTAAACAAGTAGTCTTGCTGTATGGCGGTTTTTGGTAGAGCAGGTCAGGCCACTATTACTGGTGGTAATGATGCGATTCAGATACAAGGTATCTACGAGTTTTTGCGTGATGCTTCTAAGGCTGATAAACGCTTTGACGGGGAGATGCGTAAAGCAGCTCAGGTCGTCGCACAGTTGTTGGTTGATAAGGCTAAGGCTGAGGCTGCGACTGTGACTCGTTCTCGCCAGGCGACTGAGGTCATGAAGGGTATGCGGGCTAGGAGTGACCGTATTCCTACGGTGAAGTTGGATCATAAGTCTGGGTTTGTGTCTGCTTCTAATCCGAACCGCAAGCGTAAGCGGAAAGTCACCAGAGGTGATGTGTTCTTTGGTGCCGAGTTCGGTGGACAGGCACGACCTAGGACGAAACAGTTCTTGCGCCATCGTGGGCGTTCGGCGTACTTCTTCTGGCCTACTGTCCGTAAGGAAAAGAACAATATCGCTACTCAATATTTGGACGCTATTCAGAAGGTTTTGAATACCCTAAAAGATTCTTGACTTTGGCTGAGTTTCCTGTACCCTCTAGGTAGGAGGGGTTATGGCAGTTCTGTTCAAGAATGTGAAGTCTATTTATCCAAAGCCGTTGGCTTCGTCTTGGGAGCAGTTGAAAGAGCTGTTGTCGTTGCATGAGGAGAACTCTGTCAAGCAGGCTGGGTCGTTGTGGTCTCCGGTTGAGTATGACGCTGGTACTACCAGAGGGAACCGTAATGTCAGGTTTGTTGAGGCGTTGGTTGTGGACATGGACGGTGAAGCGTTTGACCATGCTCGGCTTGATGGTTTTGAATGGTTTGCGTATTCGACTTATTCGCATCGGTTGGATGATCCTCACTATCACCTTGTTTTGCCGTTAGCGGAGAAGGTGCCTGCTTCGTTGTGGCGTGTGGTGTGGCAGGAGTTGCATGACCGTATCGGTTTGGTTGGTGATCCTCAAACTAAAGACCCTGCACGTATTTTCTATTTACCTCAACACGCACCCGATCAGCCTTTTGAGTTCCATGAGGGTCATGGTGTGTTGTTGGATTCATCGTTCAAGTTGGATGTTGAACCTGTTATTAATCCTGTGTCGCCTCGCTCGAAGCAGGTGCGTCAACCTCGTCAGCGTCGTGCTGGTTCAGAGGTATTGGATGAGGCTTGGTGGAATGCGCCTGTAGATATTTCTCGTTGGGACGGCCTGACAGGGAAGGCTTTGTATTCTGCGATGCTTGATGAGTTTGTTGCTTTGCGGAATGGGTTGTCTGTTATTGAGTAGAATCGTCGCATGGCTGGTGAGCGGACGTTCGTTGTTAAGTTTATTTCTGATACCGCTGCAGCCAAAGCAGGGCTGAAACTTCTATCCGGTGACATCAAGGGTTTCGGGAATCAGGTCTCTAAGACTGCTCCGTTGTTTGGGGCTTTAGCGATTGGGGCTACCGCAGCATTCGGTGCTATTGCTGTTGGGATGACTAAGGCAGTCAAGGCTGCGATGGAAGACCAAGCTTCGCAGGCTGAGTTGCAACGTCAGCTGGAGAAAACCTTTGGTGCTAATGAGGCGTTGACTGCTTCGGCTGAACGGTACATATCGGTCACTCAACTCCGCACCGGAACCTCTGACACAGAACTTCGTGCGTCGCTGGGGACTTTAGTTCGAGCGACAGGTGACCTCACTCAATCTCAAGGCCTGTTAAATACTGCTCAAGATATTTCTGCTGCCACAGGTAAAGACCTTGCGTCTGTTTCATTGGCATTGGCTAAGGCCAGCCAGGGACAGTTCACAGCATTATCCAGACTTGGTATCCCACTCGATGACAACATCAAGAAGTCCAAGGACTTTGAAAAGGTTGTTGGCCTACTCAATGACCAGTTTGGCGGTGCTGCGGAAACTGCTGCTAACACGTTCGGTGGACAGATAAAGATTTTGCAAGGTCAGTTCGGTGAAATTGTTGAGACGATTGGCGCAGCCCTGTTGCCATATCTGCAACGATTCTCTGACTTCTTGGTTAAGAACGTGGCACCAGCGATTCAGCGCATAACCGAAGTCATTGGTCAGAAAGGATTGTTGGCTGGTTTCCAGCAACTCCTGTATGAATCTGGCGGTGCCGGTAAAGCAATCATCTCAACCTTGAAAGGTATTGCTGTTGCATTTGCCTTAGTCATCAACGTCACAGCACCATTCGTTCATCTGCTTCGAGCTGCATGGCGAGCAGCGCATAACGATTTCTCTGGTGCATGGGAAGACATGAAAGCATCATTGAAGGAACAAATCCCTATTGACCCTTTGATGAAGAAGTTTGATGGTTTGTCAACTGCTGTCAATCATTACAAGTTCAGTACCCGTGACGCTATAAATATGCAAACCAATTTCAAGGGTTCAGTTGAAGAGTTGGCTGGCGATAAAGGTTTAGGCAAACTTGCTAAAACTTTGAAGACGGTCAATGAGAAAAAAGCCGAATACAACAAGAGCCTTGAAGCGTCTGGGCGTTTGCAAGATAAGTTGAATAAGGCGAGTAAGTCTGAGGAGAAGTCGCTTGCTTCGTTGACTGATGCGAATACGAACCTGGCTAACGCTAAGGCGAAGTTGGCTCAGATTGAGCGTGGCTTTGGTGCTGGTTCACCGGAGGCTATTGCTGCGCAGAAGGAGTTGGATAGGGCGCAGAGGGCGCAGGAGCGGGCGACGTTTGCGGTTGAGGAGGCTATCTATTCGGTGGCTGATGCTGAGAAGAATCTGGCTGATGTTCGTAAAGACCCTGAGTCTTCTCCGATGGATGTTCGTCGAGCAGAGTTGAATCTGGCTGAGGCGAAGTTGTCGGTGAAGGATGCAATTGATTCTCAGATTGATTCAACTAAGGAGTTGAATGACCAGCAGACGTTGCTGAATGAAACTATTTCTGGTGCGACGGTTGGTTCAATTCTTTACGATGAGGCGTTGAAGAATCTGACTGATGCAACTACTGAGCAGGCATCAGCGTTTCAGGCTTGGGAGGATGCGGTCACTAGCACGAAGGATGCTCAGGATGAGTTCAATAAATCGTTGCAGGCTACAGCTGATTTGATTGCGAAGTATCCGAAGGTGTTGGGTGGGATGCCTAATCCGATGGCTGGGGTGTCGAGTCAGGTGCCGGTGACGGCTGGGGGTGGTTTCTCGTTAAGGCCGAATGACACGTATCAGATCAATATCAATGCTGCGATTGCGGAGCAGGGTTTGCCTCAGAAGGTGGTTGAGGCGTTGCAACAATATAATCGGAGTGTTGGCAAAGTTCCTGTAGTGACGAAGTAGCACGATGGCTGTTGCGATTCCTAACTGTGGCACCTATACGGTGGAGATGGATTATGGTGCGACGACGAATGCGTTTGTGTTGGATTCAGCTGTGGCTGGTGTGCTTGACCAAAGTGTGTATGTGTTGGAGGGAACTACGGACTGGCAGGATGTGACTGCTTATGTGAAGCAGGTGTCGATCAATCGTGGCAGGCAGAACAGGTTTCGTGACCCTACGGGTCAGCCTTCGACTGCGACGTTGCAGATTGAGGATTCGGACTATCGGTTTAGCCTGGTGAATGAGGGTTCGCCTTATTGGAATACGGCTAAGGGACGGTTGGGTTTTGAGCTGAACTCTGGTGTACGAATCAGTCGTAACGGCACCTATCTATTCACCGGCATTATCACCCAATACGACCAGCGCATTGAGAACCCAAGTAGGTCACTTGTAACGATTAACTGTTCAGACCAGTTGTTCACGTTGAACAACACAAAGGTCGCTGCAGGATCGGTAACACCTGAACGATCTGATGTGCGTATCAATTCTGTTTTGTCATCGGTCAATGCGTTCGGTAAACCAGGACAACGAGTACTTGAGCAAGGTATAGCGAACCTAGGCAACGCCCCAATCGATGCTTCATCATCGGTACTGGAATACTTGTTGCGTGTTCATAACTCTGAGCAAGGCCGTATCTGGGTCGATGGTGCAGGGAACTTCCACTTTGACAGACGGCTCCTCGGCAAACTACAAGCCATCGAAGGCTACCTATCTGATACAGCTGGCACCGCTATCCCTTACACGACGTTTGACATTGTGAGCAACTGATATGTCATTCGGCTCGTTTTCTTGGAACATTTGGGAGGGTGTTGACATTGAGGTTTTCAGCGCACAATTAGAAGCAGAACTTGCTGACTATTTCGCTAGAGAATCAGGGACACGCCCCAACGACTTCACCCCAACAAACCCTTCGGTAGTCAACACAGTCAACGTCGCTATCGCCCCACCAATCCCAACCGTAGACAACCTTCAACCAACCATCGAATACGCTCAAGCCATAGCAGCCGAATCAGTTGCAGAGTTCGGTGTACAAGAAACACCACTCGTCGTCACCCTGCTAGAAACCTTGGACGACGCAGGAGACCTTGCCGGATACCTCGTTCGCAAGGTTCCTGCATTTTGGTTCGGCAACATCCAAATCATCATGAACGGCCTCACCGATGCACAACGAACCATTGTCGGAAACTTTGACATCGGTTCACAAGTATCGGTCACCAAATCGTTCCCAGGTTCAACCCCATCAACAGTCACACAAATCATGGCACTCGAAGGCATCTCCCATGACATCACCCCAGACCGACACATCGTCACCATCTACCCCAACCCAACCCGCATCTACACCTACTTCATCCTTGACACCGATGAACTGAATGATGACACTAAGGGTCTAGCGTAAACTTCAATCGGCTAACATAGGAGCATTATGGCAGTACGTCCAACATTCTCACCTGGTGACACCCTCACCGCAACAGCGATGTCAGCACTCTCAAACAGTCTGATAACTGTTAACGCCCAGACTGGCACCGCCTACACACCTGGCACCGCCCAAGTCGGACAACTCACCACAGTCATCAACGCTGCGGGTGGAACCATCACCATCCCAGCGAACGCAACCACAGCGTTCGCAATCGGTGACCAACTGAACTTCATGAACCTTGGCACCGCAACCTACACGTTCGTTGCCGGTGGAACCGCAGTCATCCGATCAGCTGGAGGCGCACTCAAACTGTCCACCCAATACGCAGTCTGTACCGTACTCAAGTGGGATACCGACGCTTGGGTTATGGTCGGCAACGTCACCGCCTAAACCCTCATGCAAATCCTCGCTGCGCCATTCGCTGCTGTTATCGCTGGCTCCTATGAATCTATTGCTACAACCGTTGTAGGTGGAGGTGGGCAGGCCACAATCACATTCGCTTCAATCCCAGCCACCTATAGCCATTTACAAATTAGGGCTATAGGTCGAACCGATAGAACACCAGCAGCGATTGATGGTTTCAGAATTCAGTTCAACAATGTCACAACAACCGCACAATATCGTTCACACTATTTAGTTGGTACTGGTTCTAGTGCAGGTTCTGGTGATGAACTGAATACAGCAGGAATTGTTGCCCAACGATTCTCAACACAGGCAGCTACTTCCAGTATGTATGGTGCTGCAGTTATTGATATTTTGGATTACGCAAATACCAATAAACATAAAACTATTAAGTGTCTTGGCGGTACAGACCAAAATGGTTCTGGTGAAGTTTATTTAACTTCTGGTGTCTGGTTGAATACTGCTGCGATTAACGAAATTGATATTGTTCCAAACATTGGAACAAACTTCTCTGTGTATTCGCATTTCGCTTTGTATGGGATTAAGGGCTGACCATGACCGTAACCTATGAACCAATCGCAACCACAACTCTTAGTGCAGGTACGGCATCTGTAACTTTTAGTGCAATCCCTGCCACCTATACAGATTTGGTGTTGGTGTTCAACGGAACAGCAGCATCGACACAAGCTATGGAACTACGTTTCAACGGTGACACAACAACAAACTATTCTGCTACACGACTCCTTGGAGAGAGTGCTTCTGCAATTTCAAACAGAACATCAACATCAGATGTCATGCTTGTAGGAAACCTTTATACAACTCAAACAGTCAACATTATTCAAGTTATGAACTATGCCAACGCAACAACATTTAAGACCGTTTTGTGTAGGTCTAATAATGCTGCAACACAGATTTCAGTTCGTGTTGGCCTATGGCGTAAAACCCCTGAAGCGATAACAACGATTTTTGTACGACCATCTGGTGCTGCGAACTTCTCTACCGGTGGTGTATTTACCCTCTACGGGATTAAGGCCGAATAGCTATGCCAACAACATGCACACTCATTCAGACCGTCACAGTCACAGCAGCAGGTGGACAGGCTTCCATCGACTTCACATCGATCCCGCAAAACTATACAGACCTTATGCTGCTCAGTTCCGTTAGGTCTACTTCTACTGGTTTGGGTTTGATAATTAAATACAACGGCTCAAATACTGACTACACTTCTAATTATTTGGAAGGCAATAGTGCGTCTGCGTCAGCTGGAACATTGTCAATAAACCAAGCAGGAAACTCTGTTTCATCGGCTTTCACAGCAAGCGTTTTTGCAAACAATTCTTTATATATTCCCAATTACACAGGCTCAACATTCAAATCAAGTTCGTGTGATGCTGTAACAGAAAACAATTCCACAACTAGTTATCTGGATTTCTATGCGAACCTTTGGTCTAATACGGCTGCTATTACTAGCATCGCATTAACGGTAAGCGCAGGTAGTTTTGCACAGTATTCATCAGCATCCCTTTACGGAATCAAGAACAGTTAGGATATAGATATGGCAACAAAACTTGTAGTCGATTGTTCGACAGGTATCACAACAGAGGTAGAGCTGACGGCTGAGGAGGTGGCTCAGCGTGAGGCTGACGCTTTAGCCTGGGCTGAGGAGCAGGCGAGGCGTGATGCAGCTGAGGCTGCGAAGGCGAGTGCGAAGGCATCTGCGGAGTCGAAGCTGAAGGCTTTGGGTTTGACTGATGCTGAAGTTTCTGCGCTCATCGGCTAGTCGTTATCTAGTCTTTGTTCCTGCGCTACTTGGTTTCCTAGTTACAGCATCTTCGGCTGAGGCTGATGCGTTTGGTGTTTGGGAGTTCTCGAAGTCTTGTCTTGCTGTTGAGGGTGGGCAGGTTGTGCTGGTTGAGGGTGGGTTTAGGTTAACGGGTGCTGATGGTGGGACGTGTGCTGGGTTGTCGCATTGGGTGAAACTTGAGGCCGTCATCCCTGAGGGAACTAACGAACTCGGTTTTCAATGGGCGTATCAAACGAATGATGGTTGGTGGTATGACCCTCCACAAATTGTTCTCAATGGTGTTATTACACAGCTGACGAATCAGAACAACGCAACCGGATCAGGGTTGATTCAGGTTGAGGCTGGCGATGTGTTCGCATTCCAGCAGTACTCGACTGACTCATGCTGCCAACCAGGCAACCTCACGATTACAGGGTTGACATTAGGCTTGGGTGAATGGGTATCTACAACCTCATCCACAACAACGACGACGACCTCTACTACTACTGTCCCGTCAACGACTGTCCCTGTCACCAACCCGACTACTACGACAGTTCAAGAAACAACTACTACGACTTCGAGTCTTCCTCAAACATCCGTCCCATCAACCACAACGGAACCACCACAAACGTCAACAACAATCCAAGAAACAGTTTCAACGGTTACCTCAACTAGCTCAACGACGACAAGTACTTCAACGACTGTAGTCCCAACTACGACTACGACGGTTTATGTTCCACCGGCAACGACGACTACTGTTCCCGAAACAACGACAACCACCACAACGGAACCAGAACCAGTCCCCACCACAACGCTCCCGCCTCCGTTGCAAACAACCAGCACAACTTCAACAAATCCACCAACAACGACATCAACCGTCCCTCCTGTGAACACATCTGAACCTGATGTGACCACAACGCTACAAGCCCCCACAGACGAGCCAGAACCGCTCACCCAAACAGAACTACTCAACACCCTAGAAGCCCTCTCAGAAGCCTCCACAGAGGCCATAGAAGCCATCGTGGATGAAGTCCTCACCAAAGACCTAGACACCAGCCAAGCCACCCTCCTCATCACCAGCCCAGCCGTACTAGAAAACATCACCACCGCCCAAGCCGAACAGCTCTTCAACGAAATCACCCCAACCGAACTCAGCCCCGACGAAGCCGAAGCGGTAGTCGAAGCGGTGCAGGAAGCACCGAACTCGGTGCGTGAAGCGTTTGAGTCTGTGCTGAATATTTTTCAAGGTTTCGCTGACACTTATGTTCCACTCAATTCGACTGTGCCTGTTGGTACTCGTCGTGCGTTGATTGCGTTAGGTGCTGTATTCTTGACCGTAGCCCCTGCACCGAGTCGAAGGATTAAGTGATGAAGTTTTGGGGTGAGTTCCATGCGCTGATATGGACAATCGCAGCATCAATCACCACCATCTTGACGCTCTCTGGTGGGCTACAAAAGATCGTGATCTGGCTCACTATTGCAGCTCTCGTTCTTCACTTCATCGGCGCACTAACCAATAAGGACAACTAATGGAAACCCTCAAGACCCTCATCCTTCGTATCGTTGCAGTATTCGGTTCATCAGCTTTGGCTGCTGTTGCCGGTGGTGCAGTACTTGACGTGCAACTGTGGAAGGCAGCAGCGATTGCTGGCATCGTGGCAGCAGCCAAAGTGACTGAATCGTTGCTTCGTGCATGGTCTTCTGATGGTGTTCTCACCAAAGAGGAAATCGCTGAAGCGTTCGGCAAGGCTAAGTAATGGCCTCTAAGAAGAAGCAGGGTGACCTGCCGATCATCCCTGTTGTGCTGTGTTCATGTTTGAAGAAGGCTGTGCCAGGCAAATTGCCACCGAAGTTGCTTCGTGCGATTGAGGGCAAAGGGAAACTTCATCATTGCGCTGCGGATGCGTATGAGGCGATGGATGCTGCTGCGAACGCTGAAGGGATTGACCTGTCTCCCAGTAGCCAAGCGGACACATATCGCAGTCTTGAGACACAGGAGTATGGGTTCTATCAACGCCATACGACTGAGGTGATTGCTGGTGTGAAGCCGAAGGTCTACAAAGGTCAAGCATGGTATCTCAAGAAGGGCATGGCTCCCTTGGCGACACCTGGCTTATCGAAGCATAACCTCGGCATCGCCATTGATATTGCGAACGCCAACGGGAAACGGCTTGAGTGGTTGAAGAAGAACGCTGTGTCGTTTGGGTTTTCTTGGGAGGTTGTCCCTCAGGAACCTTGGCATCTTCGTTATGTGGCTGGCGATAATAAGCCGGAGCGTGTGAAGGCTTGGCTGGCTTCGAAGGTTCAGGCTTGATGTGGATTGGGGTGTCGTCATCGCAGCTCTCGTTACAGCAGTTGGCGGTATTGTCACTACGCTTCTGCTGAAGGTGCGTAAAGAGAACACGAACGACCATGCAAACGTCATGGAAATCCTGCGGTCAGTCGGTGGAAATGTAGAGCGAATTGATAGTAAGTTGGATTCGCATATCGA